ACATTAAGTAATGGAACCCTACTTGAAACAACGTATAGTGGAGGAACGTTATTGTATATACCAAGCCCCAGTGCTGGTACTGTTTCTAACTGTGTTGGTGCATTAATGAATAATCAATACAATGGAGAAGGTTATATAGTTCTTGGATATACAAACACTCCATACATGTTTACTCTAGAATTCACCCCTCCTATTAATGCAATAGCTTTTGCAGTGGCATCTATGGGGCATGGTACACAACCTGGTACAACTGAGACAATTAAGATTAGTGGAAATTATGAAAATCTAGTTGGAGCAAAACTATCAGGATGTCTTGATTTTGCAGTGAATAATACAGGCACAAACATAATTGAAGTATCAGGATCATGGCAAGGAGAAAATACTGGAGGTGTGGTAGCTGTTACAGCAGATGGTGGAGGTACAATAAGTGAAATACAATTTACTCACTTAGGATCTAATTATCTACTTGGTAGTGGTATAGATTTCTATGTATGTCCAGCTACAACAACCACAACTACAACAATAGCATAGTAACATGACAATATTTATAACATTAAGTTTAGCAGGTATAGAAACAGGTCCATTTGATCTGTATTCTAATGTTGATGGGTTTACTACTGCATTTGATACAAATGTAAGTAGATCAAATCTATTGGTTGGATATGAGACTACAGCACCTGATGGAACAATCACTGTTAGACTAGATGATTTAAATGCGTTATGTATTCCATCTACAACAGATATTTACACCTGTGCTATACCAAACTGTGACTTCTCTGGAGAGATTATTTGTAATGTTACAACAACTACAACTAGTACATCAAGCAGTACCACTACAACAAGTACTACATATTTTCCAGATCCATTTGGTATACCATGTTTATGGTCTACTAATGGCGGTAATCCTGGACTACTTGCTGTATATGATCTTGATACAAATACATCAACAAATGTATTAGTACCTAATGATTTTACTGTAACAACAGGTATTAATAGACCTATTTTTGCTACAGAAAACAAATTATGGCTAGTTAGCAAATATGTTGAATCTGGTTCTGTTAGACAATATGTTAAAGAGTGGGATATAGATGCCACTGGACCAGCTCCTACATTAACTTATGTAAGAGAGCTTCCAATATCTACTTTTCAATATCCACTAGAGAATCAATCTAGTAAAATTATATCTACTATATCTGTCGTTGATGATGTTTTATTATTAGGATTTAGTGCACCTTCTTCTGCTTATAAACAAATAGCAGTTGTTACATGGAATATGCCTGCTGCAGGAACTAGTCCTGTTTTAATTGCAAAATCAACTACTAATGGTTCAGAACAAGTAGCACGTAGTTTAAGTAGATTGACTATTACTTCTGGAGTTAATAGTAGTCAATTCATAACTGAACTTACATCAATGTATGTTACTAATAGTAATAACATTATATTAAACGCAAGATTTGATATTGACCCTACAATAAATGAAACACTTTCTGTAGGTAACTGGATTAAGCAAATGTCTGGAATTCCTGCACCTAACACAAGTCCAGATAATTGGTATACTTGGATGTGGGAATCACAACTATCTGCTCCTATACTATTACAAGAGGGTGGAGTTCCTGAGTTTACACCATCATGGCCATCTGTAAATACTAAAGCCATGCCTACATGGGGAATAAATGGATTGTTACAGGTTCTTCAGCCAGAAACTTTAGATATATATACTATATCTCAATCATATCCTCATACAGCTACTCTAGTAGAAAGTATAAATGACAGTAATGTCTGGTTATCATCAGCATACCCTTGCGCTAATATAAGTCTTCCTTCTGGATTTGATGATTGTGTACCAACCCAACTTCCTCAATTAACTGAAGGAATGCTTCCAGATAACACATTAACATATTTAGGCCCTCAGGCATTTGAGTATTATGGTCAAACAGTGACTGCATCTAGTATAGTATGGCAAGGTGTTGCTGGAAAAAATGATGCAGGGTATAATCAAACATATTATCCTTACATGACTGATTGTGGTGTTGTAATGCCTGGACCTGTTGTTCCAGGTGATCCAACTACTGACACTGTCTCATTTGGAAGAAATTCAAGTGGGGCCACCTTAGATGATCCAGCATTTGATTACACACTTACATTTAAAAATCCCATTTCTAGTATTGTTTATAGATTTGATACACTTGATTCTCAATCTGCAACTTCAGGAGATTTCTTTAGATTTACAGTAAATAATGGGGTACCAAGCATAACAATTACAGCAGGTTGTAATATTGAACTGATAGGACCTAATGAATTTAGATGTGTCGCAGGAATAATACAGGGTAGTGCAAGTGCAGAAATTTTAGTACAATCAACTGAGCCTTTTACTATTATAACATTAGTAGGTACAAATAAAGGTTTAGGTGGACCAGTTTCGCTAGGTTGTCAGTTTAATACAACTACCACCACTACAAGTATATCACCAACAACTACTACAACCACTACAATACCTGAAGGTGTAAAAACACTGTGGATGTGGTTTGAAACAGCCACACCATAATAAAAATAATATAATATGTCATTAGAATTAACACAAGAAATAAAAGACAAGATTAGGGAGCAAGTGCTTCAGAATCCTCATGTTACATCTGTTGGATATGGTTATAAAATATCTGGTGGTGTGAATACAGGAGAGCCTGCTATTGTATTTGGTGTTGGAGCTAAAAAACTCCTATCAGAAATACCAGAAGGAGAACTACTTCCATCTAGTGTAGATATAAGTGGTGCATCGGTTAAAACAGATGTTAAAGAGGTTGGAAGAATAGAGTTGCTTGAATGTAATTTCGAGTGTGGTCAAAATTCAGGATCTGGATCAGCACTAAACAGATCATATACAAGACCTATAAAAGGAGGCTTATCTATAACCAGTTTAAATAACTCTAACACTGTAGGTACATTTGGACTTGTTGTTAAAGATGTAGCAACAGGAGCTATTGTAGGACTTACTAATAATCACGTAATAATACAAGATGCTTTCTACACAAGTCAGAGAAACTTAGCAGGTGTATTACAAAATGAATATAGTCCAGTAGATAACATATATCAAGATGCTGAGTATGCAGGAGTTCCACCAGCTACTAACATTATAGGAAGAGGCTTGAGATATGTTCCCATATATGCAACAAGCTCTGGATTAACTAATAGTGTTGATGCTGCAATATTTTCAATAAATCTTGCAGATATTAGTTCGTCACAATCTTGGAGACAAGTTGGACTTGATAGTGTTGTCGCAGATCATCTCCCCTTTGCCACAACAGGAGAAATAAATACATTACTTGCTGTAAATCCTCAACTATATAGTTCAGGTAGAACAACTGGTCCTAAAGGTGGTACCACTCAGGGTTCTCAATGTCCATTAAAGTTATTTGAATTAGGAGTTACTTTTTCAATTCAGTATCTCAAACAAGGAGTATATACAACAGTAATAATGGAAAATGCACTAGGGTATTTTAAACCAGGAATAGAATATCCTGAAACACAAGATCCAGGACAGTACGGATATTGTTGTAATCCAGTGAGAGGTGGAGACTCAGGATCTGCACTAATTGCTGATATAGGAGGAACAATAAAGGTGATTGGATTAGTTTTTGCTGGAAGTGGTGCAGGTTGTGATGGTGGACCTAACTCATACGCGTTTGGCTATGCTTGTAGAATAGATGAAGTGGCTAGTCAACTAGGTATTGCCAGTTGGGATAAAAACGATCTATTAACAGTAGTAAAAACTAGCACAATAGAATATAGAACAGAACCTGGAGGAAGTGATGATAAAACCAAACTTTGTGATGGAAAAACTTTCTGGCAGGTTGGACTAACCAATACATTAGATAACCCTTGTTAAAATATAAATTACCATGTCAAATAATTGCTCAAATTGCTATAATGGATGTACTGAGATCACCTCAGATAAGTGCGTTAAGTATACAGGGATAGATGTCCCTGTTCTAGGAATAAAAAATGGAGACTCTCTATCATATGTAGAGCAGTCACTTATAGGATATTTAACTACTACATTAAATGGAACAGGAATCATTCCTGTAATAACTCCTTCTGATGTATGTCCAAGCGTAGACGAACAGTTACCAAACTGTGATCCTATATCACTGAATAACTGGCTTACAGCGCTTCTAAAGGCGTTATGTGCTTTAGAGGATACAGTGGCTAATATACCTCCAGCTAATCCAGCTACAGCTTATGATGTAGGTTGTCTTACAGTGAGTAATGCTACAAATACAATAAATGTATTACAAGCTGTAATATATAAAGTGTGTGCTGTAGCTCAACAGCTTACAAACTTCATAGTATATGTAGATGCTACATACGTAAAGATTTCAGATATTAATACGTACATCCAGAATTATCTAGATACACAACCAACTGAGCAATTAGTAGCAAACAGAATGGTTCCTTATTCAATTGTTGCTGCTGCTGGGGGTAGTGCATTTTTAGATAACTTTAGTGCTTCTGGAGCAGGTATTGGTAACTGGGCAAGAATCTTCTTGTGTAATGGTCAGAACGCAACTCCTGATTTAAGAGGTAGAGCACTTATTGGTGTCACTAATGGAATGGGTAGTACTTCACTTGACCCTGCTGTAGATCCTCTTCAACCAGGAAACCCAACTTATAACTTAGGAAGTACACATGGTTCAAATAGTGTAATATTAAATACAGGACAAATGCCCGCACACACTCACACAGCAAATGTTTCAGCAGTGGCAAACCATACGCATGATTTTTCTAACCCTTTAATTTCTAATATACCTGGTTTAGGAAATAACTATCTAACTAATCAAGACAACTTAGGTTACTCCGAACAATCTTCTACTTTAGGAGCTGGAGGACACACTCACACTGTAACAAATGTTCCAACTGGTGGTGGAAATGGACACGCTAACTACCAACCTGGACGTGGAGTTTATTATATAATTTACATACCTTAAAACATAAAATAAAATGGCATATCTACCTGTAAATCCTTGCTGCACTGGTGTAGTTTTAAATAGTCCTTGTGGATGTAATAGTAATTGTAATTGCAACTCTAATACAAACGCATGTGGCACCAATGGTGCACTTTCAAACACAATTGTGTATAATGGTCCTACACTTCCTGGTTCAGGGATAGTGGCTTGTGATACACTTAATGTTGCGTTATCAAAAATAGATGCAGTTCTTGTAGCACTTAATAATCAAGTAGCAAATAACACTTCTGCTATTTCTTCTATTACAGAACAAATTATTGACATAAACGCACAGATAGTAACAATTAATAACAACTGCTGCACATAATCATGACAGTATTACTAACACTAACTACAGCAGGAACTGATGCTACGGTGTTTGATTTATATTCAGATATTGATGGTTTTACTATTGCATTTGAAACAAATGTATCTAAAGCATCATTGTTAGCTGGATATAGTACTGCTTTGTGTCCAGACTATACAAATATTGTAAGAGTTCAGGCTACAATTAAATGTGTTAATTATGTAGATATAATATTATCAAATACAACAACAACTACCACCACATCTACACCAACAACAACAACTACCACAACAACAATAATGTAAAATATGTTGATACAGATAAACATAACAATCCCTCCTGGAGGTTCTACTGGACCATTTGATTTATATTCAGATGCAGATGGATACACTGCTCCTTTTGAGACACAAGTTCCTGCTGCATCTTTAACTGCTGGATATATTGTTGAACTTCCTGTGGGAGCAACTATCATACGAGTGTGTTCTATTGGTACATGTGAAAATTGTATTGACATACCAACTAATTGTCCAACAACAACTACTACATCTACTAGTACATCTACTAGCACATCTAGTACCACTACAACAACAACCACCACCGAAGCTCCTCCATATGAATTTACATGGGAGCTTATTACAGGAACTCCTGAATTTATAGGTACTGTTAAGCTTCAAATGTTTGTAGATGCTATAGAGGTGGTCACTTCGATAATTAGTGTTGGTAATACATATCAATCAGGAACACTATTCCTAACCGCTGGTCAAGTTGTAACTGCAACAATGACTAACGGTAAAACTGGTACATATAACTTTAGTAATAAGATACTAGAAGATGGAGTTCTATATCAACCACAAGACAACTGTACACCTTGTGTAAATGAATTAATTACACCACTATTCTCTCCATACACAATGGGAAGTGCTGACACTATATGGATATTTCAAGGTGATATAAATCCTCCTACAACAACAACTACTAGTACAAGTAGTACAACAACAACTACTAGTACAAGTACAAGTACAAGTACAACAACAACAACAACCACTACAGCTGCTCCACTTTGTGACTTAAATGGACCATCAGCGATTATTAATATAACAACTACCACTACTACAACCGCTATTGTAAAAACAGCA